TAGGCTTACAAGTCCCAGTGCCCCTACGACGTCGGCGATCTGTACATCACGGCCAAGGCGGGCAATCCCGGCGAGAAATGGCCCGGGACGACCTGGGCGCAGATAACCGGCCGGTTCCTGCGAGCAGCGAACGACCTTCTAACCGGCGGATCTGACTTCGTGACGCTCAAAGAGGCCAACCTGCCGAGCCACGCCCACGGTGTGTCGCTGACGGCGGCGAGCGCCGGGAGCCACAGCCACTACCTCGTCGCCGACGGCAAGAGCACTTACCTCGCGACATACAGGATTTCGCCCACAACCGCATCGTCCGGCAACTGGTACGGCGTCTTCGACACCTGCGACGACGGCATCCGGAAACCGGTCGGATCGACGAACTCGACCTCCGCGAAGGCCGCCGGCGCGCACTCCCACAGCGTGAGCGGGTCTACCGGATCGACGGGCTCCGGCACGGCGTTCGACAACCGTCCCGCCTACCAGGACGTCTACGTGTGGAAGCGCATGTCCTAGACGCCGATCACGTAGCGGAGGACGTACAGGTGGTTCTGCGCCTTCAGGCCCGCCGGCGAGGTCGCGGAACCGGTGTTGGACGCCACGCCCTTTATGGACTTGTCTGATATGTAGAGGTACTTCGACATGCCGGCTTTGTCCATCGGGGAGAGGTCGAACGTCCACCCACAGCCGGGATGGGACGCCACCGCCTGCTTCGGGACGAAGAACGAAGCGAAGTAGGCGTTGTTCGCGCCGCTGTCAGACCACGCCGAGAAGACCAGGACGATGCCGGTGCGCTGCTCGCTCACGGCGCGCGACAGCGCCACTGTCTGCTCGTTAGAGACGTACCACGAGCCCGACCAGAGGATGCCGCCACCGTTGACCTTGTAGGCCACGGCGTCGCTCAGCTTGGCGTCCGTCACCGCCTTGGCCGCCAGGTCGGCCGTGCCCACCCCTCCGTCGGCGATCTTGGCGCTAGTCACCGCCCCGTCGGCCAGCTTGGCAGAGGCGATGCCGCCTGCGTTGATGCCTTCAGCTGTCTGCATCTGGGACTTGTAAGCCTACGCGCGCAGGATGAGGCGCTCGTAGGCGGCCTGGTCCTCGCGCAGCACGTCCTCGTCCAGGCTCATGTAGCGGTAGCCCATGCCCAGGGACTCGTGGCCGAGCATCTTCTGCACCTCGGTCTCGTCGGTCCCGGCGAGCGCATGGAGCGTGCGGAAGGTGTGCCTGAAGTACTTCGGCGCCACGTAGGGCAGCCCGTGCGCCCTGCACCAGGCGCGCAGCCGCCGCGCATAGCGGTCGGGGTTGGGGTCTTCGCCCAGAAGCCAGTCGCCGGGACGGGGCCTGAGTCCGCGCTTGATCTCGGCCAGGCGCTCGCGGCCCGAGCGGGGCAGCATGTGCGGGCGGCGCGAGCGGTGCGTCTTGACATTCGTCTCGACCACCTCCCCGTCGATCACCTGGAGGCCGCGCCTGATATGGACGATGCCCGTCCTCAGGTCGATGTCGCCCCATTGCAGCCCGCACTGCTCCGACCGCCTGAGGCCCAGCCACAGGCCGCACAGCGCCGTGGCCTCGTACTCCCACCCGACGAGGCCGAGAACCATCTCGCGCATCTCCGACGGGCGCAGGTAGGGCGCCTCGTAGCCCGTGTCCATGGGAGGCAGCCTGATGCCCCGCGTGGTGGGGTCGACCACCTCGTCGCTGTAGAGCTCATCCCCCATGGCCGAGCGGAGGATCTGCCGCAGCGTCTTGTAGGCGCTCCTGGCCGCTCCGGGCACGCCGGCGAAGTGGTCGGAGGCGAGCCAGGCGTTGATGTGGCGCACCCGTATGTCCTCCATCTCCCACGCCGCGAACTCGACCGCGATGTGGTTGCGCCAGTCGCCGTCGTAGCCCCGCACTGTCCCCGGCGCCAGGTAGGCGTAGTAGCCCCGGTAGTAGCCCTCGTAGTAGTCGCCAAGCTTCATTTCTTCGCTCCTTGTCTCGCGGAAGTCCCAGACGCTTTTGCGCCGCATCCCCAGCATGGGCGTCTGGGACTTTTGCGCAAGAAACAGGCGCGCAGAGGAGGCGACAGGCGGGGCAAAATCGCAACAGAGAGAAAGGACGAATGTTGGAGGAACTGACCTTCGGGCAATGGCTCGCCCAGGGCGGCGACTACGTGGTGTGGCTGGGCGCCATAGCGGCCGGCGCCACGGGCATATGCGCGCTGCTGTACAAGGGGTACCGCGCCCTCACCAGGCCCGCCCGAGACGCGGCCGAGAAGTCCGAGGAGGGAGACCGCGCGCTGCACGAGCGCGTGGACGGCCTGGAGTGCAAGCACGAGGAGTACGACGAGAAGCTGGCGAACGACTTCGCGAGCATCAACCTGCTGAAGAGGGAGTACTCGCGCCAGGCCGAGTCCACGGCGATGCTCACCGAGGGCGTCTACCTCATCATCCAGCACCTCGTGACCAACGACCACATACAGGACATGGAGACGTGGATGCGCGAGCACGCGAAGGCCACCGCGTCACCCCATCTCGGAGAGAAAGGAGTATCGGAATGATCAACTGGAAGGTGCGCGTCCGCCAGAAGTGGTTCTGGCTGACCATCATCCCCGCCGTCCTCATGCTGCTCGACCAGCTGTGGGGCCTGTTCGCGGTGCTGGGGAGCATCCAGGCGGGCCACCTCTACGACGGCCCGCTGATGGAGGCGATGCTGTCCCTCGTCGGCACCGTGTTCATGGTGCTGGTGGTCCTCGGCATCCCGGTGGACACGACCACCGAGGGCTACGGCGACAGCGCCCGCGCCCTCACCTACGTCGCGCCGGCGCCCAACGCGAGCGCCTACGGGCTGCAAGAGTACGAGGAGCAGTGCGCGGCGGCCGACGCCAAGATGGTGGACTGGGCCGCGCAAGTCGCTGCATTGTCGAATTCCTGCACGGTGTCCACCGCGGAGCTGGCCGATGCGATGGCGGCGCGTGCGAAGAGCGGGGGCGAGGATGCCTAGTCTTAGCAAGTTCGTCGCGCGGATGCTCTACTGGTGCGACGAGGCGAACCTGGGGTACGACCAGGGCAACCGCTGGGACATCCGACCCGGCGGCGAGTGCGACTGCTCGAGCCTCGTAATCCACGCCCTGCGCGAGGCCGGCTTCAAGACGGGCGCGGCGAGCTACACGGGCGACATGGCCAAGGCGCTCGCCGCCAACGGCTGGAGGCGGATCGCGCCGACCGGGAGCCCGAGGGTCGGGGACATCCTGCTCAACGAGGGGCGGCACGTCGCCGTGTGCACCGGCCCGAACCAGATGAGCTACGCGAGCATCGACGAGCGCGGCAGGATCAGCGGCGGCATGGCGGGAGACCAGACCGACCGCGAGACGAGGACGGTCAAGGGCACGTCCTACTCCAAGGGCTGGGACTGCTATCTGAGATGGGCGGGCGCGGCCCCGTCCGGAGAGGGGGAAGAGGTGTACGGCTTCAAGCTGGTGAGGCGCGGCCAGAAGGGCGACCACGTGGCGCTCTGCCAGGCGGCCCTGAACATCCGGGACGGCGCGGGCCTGGCGGTCGATGCCGACTGCGGCTCCAAGACCGAGGCGGCCATTAAGGCGTTCCAGGAGGAGCATGGCTTGGATCCCGACGGCGAGTGCGGCGCCAAGACGTGGCCCGCGCTGCTGGGGGCCTGACATGGCGGCGACATCGCAGAGCGCGGAGCTCTTCAACGACTACGAGGGCTTCATGGCCAAATTCGAGCCGAAGAGGACGACCGACGACTGCTACACGCCGCCGAGGGTCTACGGAGCCGTCCTGGGCTGGGCGGAGCGCGAGTACGGCCTCGCCGGGCGCGATATCGTCCGCCCGTTCTTTCCAGGGGGCGACTACGAGCGCCACCCGTACCCCGATGGATGCGTCGTGGTGGACAACCCGCCGTTCTCCATCCTGGCCAAGATCGTGCGCTTCTACATGGGGCGCGGCATCGACTTTCTCCTGTTCGCGCCGGCGCTCACCGTCCTCGGCATGCTGCGCCAGGACGGCGTGTGCGCCGTGTGCGCGGGCGCGGCGGTGGAGTACGAGAACGGCGCCCAAGTGAACACCAGCTTCGTCACCAAC